CTTTTCCGGCAGCGGCCAATGCCATTTGGTTAATTGCAGAAGCATCATCAGTTACGTCATCGCCCTTCGCACCCCACCACTCTGGATAGAATTCCTTGATGACTGTCCCGAACGTTACTACCCCTGTCCCCACCAAATCGAATATCTTGTTTAATGAAGCATCCAAAGTACCGTTGATTGTAAAAGTAACACCAGTGGCGATTCGTAGTCTCGAATCTTTAGAAATGATAAGTTGGACATTCGATGGCACAACCAAACTCAAATCAATACTATGAACTCCACCGGAGATAAGAATCGTTCCCTCCGCGCCGCCCAAATCCATAATAGAATTGGTAATGGCGTTCCGGCTCCATGGATCAGCATCTGTCCCCGCATGTTTCGTCGTGTCGAATTCCGTAGCAATGCGGATACCAACTATTTTTTTACCATCATCCAGCAAAGCTCCATTTATATTCGAGTTAGTTCCACTAATAGCACCTTGAATATTTTTTAATATCTGATTCCAGTCAGTCGATGGAACAGGAGCATCTCTAGTTTGGTTATTTAAAATTGTCATTTATATACCACATGACACATATATGATTATATACGATAATACATATAACTATACATATAACTATTTGGTCTTTTTATTCTACGGTCTTATTATTTTTGTTCTTTTACCTCTCAAATGTTTTTTAATTAAAAATAAATCTATTGTATAAGATTTAAAGCATTTAATTAAAGAATTATCGAAAGAAGAAACATCAAAACCGGGGGGGTTATCGAATGTAGCACTCGGTAAAGACCTGCATAATAACATGGTATCTATAGTATATGCTTTTGTAAATGGTATTCGCCCAATATGAGTATTAACTTGATAACTCTTTAGTACCTGTCCGGGATTCAATAATCGCACGCTTAGATTATATGTTTTAACTGTATTTCTATTGCGTATTATGATATCAGTAATATATGTTTTAAGTTGTATTTTTAATAAGCGCATATTTATGACATATGTTTTCTGAGTATTCAATTTTTTAATAAATGAATCCAGAATATATGTTTCTATTAATGTTTTTAGAACCCATACATCAGATAAATATGTTTTGATTTTGGATATGAGACTTCCAGATGGAACATACTCACCAAGACGAGTAACATTTAATCTAAATTCTCCTATACGAGAACTTCTACGAGTTTGTTCGAAGACACCAGTAAAAATATCAAGAATATATGATTTGGTAAAATTATGTTTTTTGAGTAAAGAGTCAACAAAATATGCTTTTGATAAAGCAGGAGGTATTTGTAAAATGACATTAATCGTGTATAATTTTTGTATGTTTACTGCATTTTGTATTTGGGTATTGATAGTATATGTTTTGACAGCATTGCTTTTTCTTAGTATAGTACCAATGAGATATAAATAACGTGTATCAGGACCCATTAATCTATATGTTACAATTGTTGCTGGTTGTGTTATAATTTTTGTTGCTGCACCAGTTACATCTGTGTTAACAATAGATGATACTGTATCCTGATAAAATGTATAAGATGAAGATGGCTTTAAATTGGTCCAAGAAAACGTAAGAGCATTAGAGGCCGTTGCATTGACTTTCAAACCATTTACCAATTCTTGATTCTTGATTATTGTACCAGTCGAATTTGTCAAACTGATATGTGTTGTACCTTTTATATTTCTGAATATATTATCTTCAAGAGTATTATTCGAACTTACATTTATTTCGGATGTTAGATGTATTCCAACACCAGTGTCGTATATTTTATTCTGTTTAAATAAAGTGTTTCTTATATCATAACCATAAATACCATATTCATTACCAGATGAAGAAGCACCACCATGACTTAATACATTCCTATTTATATTAGCAGTATTTAAACGTCTTAATCTCATAGCCATATTGTAAACAGATTGATATGCACTTTGATTGAAAGAATAAACAATATTATCTTCATAAACAGAATTAGTGTTATAAGTAGTCGTATCTGTTATGAGTCGCTCAAGTCTGAAAGCATTTGCACCACATCCCCTTACAATATTCCTTGATACTGTATTGCTACCTTGTCCTCTATCATTAAAAGCGCCAGTCAATTCAGTATAATTCCACGATATATTGTCTACTATTCTAGAACCTGTACTGTTAGTTATACCCGGCGCTTGACCAACGAATGAATTATGATGAACATATGTATTAATAGCATTGCCTTCCTGAGCATTTATACCTGTTGTAAGACAAATATTATTGGCAAATTCAGTGTAAGAACTGAAGAAATCAATATCCTTACAACCACCAAGTTCTAGACTCGATGTAAATTTAATAACGTTATATTCATGTAAGGCTGGCTGACTAAGAGTTGAATATGGGTCATAATTCTTTCTGCAACCACCAGCTATGTAATTATATCTTGCTTTTCGAGTGAAACCAATGTTCATGAATCCGCCAGAAAATAAATTTCTTTCACATAATAAATCTGGGCCACCACGAAACATCGGACCATGTGTACTTGCTGGTGGGCTGCCTTGCGCAGCAGGAGCATAAAATTGACATTGTTTAACATAAGAATCTGTTGTATAAACACTATAAGCTCCACTTGTTATCAAAGTATCAATCATGAATCTCTGTGAATTCCAATAATCACCCATATTTCGGAATATTGAATAATAAAACTGTACCGTAGAATTTCTGTACCCACTGCCACCACTATCTAGTTTTATTCCAAGTGGATAGTCTGTCAATGATAAGACAGTGCCCTCCACGGTCGAATGTTCTATGATGAAAATATGACCAGCACTATCTGCCCCTGTTGTAATTCTCTCCATTATAATTCCATTTGAATTAGATACTCCAAAATTAATATCAGAATCATCCCATATTTTAAATGTCACTTGTTTATAATTAGACGCAGTATTACCAAGTCGTATATATCCTCCCCCAGCATTCAAATTAACCGTAGAATTTTTAATTTCAAAGGTAATTCTATTTGATGCTGAACCAAGAAGAATGTTTCCTCCCGGATTCAAATTAGGTTCATCAATCCATCGTGTAGTCTGATTAATGATAGTATCGCCAGATGGATTTGGGGGTACTCCTTCTATTGTCATTCAGCACCAATTTCTATGATTCTATCATGTTCCTTTATTTTTATTGCCTTATCCTTTTCAAATATTTCGATTACTCTACCTTCTGACTTCTTTAATATTAAGATATCAAGTGTATATGCTTTATCAATCCTCTTATTTATGATTATTCCGGATATATAATTTTTAGATGCATTACTTTGTTGTAATATCAAATTAATTAGATATACCTTGCTTCTCATTCCTCTTAATAACAGGTCTGATAGATACGTTTTAGGATTCGTACCAGTGGCTTTCAATATAACATCGTTCGTATATAATTTAATAGTACCTATTCTCTTAATCATAACATCATTAATATACGTCTTAGTGAATCTCTTAAATAAAATAGCATTAGTTAAGTATGTTTTTGTTATATCGTATTTCCTTGTGAATACATCTATATTATATATTTTATTCATCAGACCTTGGCCAAGAACACCTATTCTGAAGGTCCCTAATCGTGCAATACCAAATCTTGGCGATGTTATCGGGTTTATAATATCAGATATAAATTCGCCTAATCGGAATGTACCAAAGCGAGCCTCACCAAGACGCGCTATCGTTCTAGATACACCAGAAACAACGAATTCCCCAAACCTAAATGTGCCAAGACGAGCCCTGCCCAGACGAGATTCTGTCTTTTCAATAATAATTGCTTCGCCTACATTAACATCGATTATATATGCTTTTATAACTCCCAGTTTCTTAACAAAAATATCGATTAGATATGACTTGGATTGAGCAGCAGCGGCCCAATCATAGAAAAACCGTTTAATTGATAAACCGGGCATTAAATCAGACTAATAAGAGCACGCCAGTTATTATTAAATAACCGCTATTTAATTCTAAGCAATTCTAGGTGCTCCGCGTGATAACTATATCTCCACTACCCATATCTACAATACCTAATATAATCTTACCATCAAATGATAGATAATTCGCTTCACCCCTTGTTTCTAAGATATCTGCTGCGGGTCCTTCTTCACCCGGAACCCATGTTGGTTGTAAATGGAAATATTTCAGGATTACTGCTGGCATTTACTACTTACCAACTCCTGTGGTAGTCATTGTGTATAATGAGGATGTTACGGGGGGAGCCCCTGCACCGGGCATACTTATCAATACATTACCTATAACGGATTTCCCTATCGTAGCATCGTCTTGTGCCATTTATATCACATCCAGAAGCCATGTGGCGTATTGACTTGTATATTTGCTGAGAAAAAGGTAAGATTCTGTGGTGTTTCTATATAACTGGCTGCATCTGCCGATGTGGTATCAGTAACATCCGTAGTCCCATCATAATACAATGTCTGTGTATACGCCGTTGTCATTCCTTGTATAGCATGACGCCAGAATTCCAACACCAGATAATCGCCCTCCTGTGCCGTTACTGAAGCACCAGAAAATGTCAATACTTGACCGTCTTCCGATGCCCCCCATTCTGCCCCTAACGCAGTATCCGAATCATAAATAAATCCCACTACGGTCGATGGTTCTCTGAATACATATACAGAACAAATTGTAAATGAATTAGCCTGACCATTCGCTTCTGATGTGGCCACGGCTAAAGTCCATGTATTCGCATTAATCGTCTGGGCACCTAAAGCGGCAGACGAAAAGGATGTGAAGAAATTATCTTGGGCGTTTGTAGTTGCAAGAGAATTCCCTCCTACCGATGTCTGTGATGCCCCTTTGACAACACTGAGAGATTTAACAGCAATACCAAAATCACTATTATCTGCATGTACTGGCAATGCAGTAGAACGTTCTGTTTCTCCGGGGTCATTCGTCGGTGTTGTATTACGTAAATACAATCTTGTAGCCATTACAATCCACCATCATTGTTCGCCATTTCTTGTATTTTGGCAAAATTGTCATGATTGGTCCATTCCCCAAACTTGAATCCTATAGCTATTAGGAACGGCCTGAGATTGTTAGGTGTCATCAATGTCCCATCTCTATATATATAATAATCTTCTCCTCTATGTATGTTTTTAGTTCCATCCTCCATATATTCTATCACAAATTGGACTCCATCGCATGGGGCCTCTGACCATACTCCCATATTTGAATCGTATGTAGTTCCATCTGTATAATAAATCCTCCACCCAATAACCTTCATGATGATCACTATCACTACTGCAAATCAACAGTTATTTGTACTAGTCTTGCATTTTCTGTCATGGTATCGTTTGCATGGGCTCCAAGACGTTGCAATCTGACATATAATAAATCCCCACCGTCTAATGCAAAAGAAGTAGATGCAAATGTTATAGTGAATTCGCTCATCTGCCCTAATGTTCCAGCCGCTGCATCGCCAGTGGTATTCCCAAAAGCAGTTAATGCAGGGTCTAACGATTCAGTTTCTATGACTCCGGCGACAGCGATATCCCATACTACGTTTCCTGTTGTTGCTGCCGTGGCCCTCCATCGAACCTTGAATACGATATTTCGTTCTTTCCATCCCACAGGTAATGCAAAAACCCAATAACAGGATGAAGTTGCAGCATCAGCGAAATCTAGTACTTTGTAAGATACATTGGTACCATCAATTTGAGCTAGTGTAGGTGCTCCCGATGCTGGTAATATTGCTGCTGATGGTACTAATGCAGCGAATTTAGGTATTACAGCAACATTATTCAACCAAGACGCATGATTTGATTCGTTTGAGGCTATATTAACAGTTGTAGGAGTTGCTGTATAAACGATACCATTTGCAGATGCTATAGTTTTGTTATTGTATAACATATATGAAGGTACTGTAGTAGTAAATTCTACATCTGCAGTTTGACATGCATTGAAAACATTACTATTAATAGCAAAATTCCCGCTACCAGAGACTCCTGATGTTATACCCTTAGCACATCCATAAAAAGTATTTTCACATATCCTGACAATATCAGCATTTGAAGAACCAGTTAGAGATATTCCAACCATATTATTCGAGCCGGTGAAGTTATTTCCCTCAATACATAGAAAATCTATATTGGCTACAGAATTAGAATAAGCAATGGCAGTAGCTGTCGTTGACGAAATGAAGTGATTATCGAAAACAGAACCCTGTGTTGTAGAGCCAATCGAAATGCCAACATGAGCCGCATTCGTTATTGCAAAATCATTGTCTGGTCCTATTCGGAAACTCTGTGTAACAGAGATTCCTGTAGTACATGCACGAAAACTATTGTTTGCTATAAAAGTCACGAGTCCAGTACTACCAGTTGTTGTAATCCCCCTATTGCAGCTTATGAAGTAACATCCTATCACGCCCGGTGCTCCATCTACGGTAGAGGCAGGATTCGATAATACCGCTTCGCCAGTTGTTGCAGTCCCAGAGAAAGTAGTACCAATAATTCTTGCAGATTTTGTAATGATTATATGAGTTCCATTACCAGTTGGACCCCCTGTAAATTCACCACCTAAAACAAGACTACGATTTCCCATTGTCAATAATGTTGTTCCTGCACTAGAACCATTAGTTATGAACGTTCCATATAATATTACAACTCTATCATCACTCAACGATGCTGCTGTTGACCATGTATATGTTCCCGGTTGAACAATGATTACTCCCGGTGTAGCACCACCAATATCGGTATTAGCAGCACCAACTTGTGCTCCAATATCTGCTCCGGGAAATTCATTTGCCACTCTTATATTGTTAGGGAATATAGCTGTCAGAGAACGATCTGATATATCCGCTGTAAGAATAGAAGTAACACCTGCACCCACCCATACCTCAGCCAATACAATATCTCCAGCAGTCATTTCTGGCGGGTCTGGTGAGAATGTCTCTCTCTTTGTATTCGCAACTGGGTCGGCTGCGGCTGCGGTTCCAGTTCTTGCAATAAGCGTCCCAGCAGAATTGATTACAATCAAATCTTTACGTGGGTTTGTTGGGTCTGATGCAGATATTACAACATTGGTAGTAGAAGAAAATGTACGTATAGTCCCATTTACTCGTGCTTTTCCCGAAGCAACATCCACGCTCATGTTTGCTCCGGCCCCACGTTGTGCAACTGCTAAACCAGAAATTACGCCATTTGTGCCGTTTGCTTTGATGGCTTCTACAAACTGGTCGAAGTCAACAGAATGTATACCATATCCGGCCAGATAGTCACTTACCATTCTTTTTCACCTTATGCTGCTATGTAATAATCTGTAATATTCACATCTACGCTTGCTTGTCCTATATCTGCAATTAAAGCAGTATTTGCTGGTAATTTCCATCCAGCAGAACCAAAGTCAAATATTGTACCTCCTCCATCTGCTGCTAAATTGGCAGTAAATCGTATCGTCCCTGCTGCTCCTTCTCTTAGACTTACCACCGTTTCGGTCGCTGCTCTGTTATGCATGGAACCTTTTTTGATATATAGACTGACGCCTGCGCCGGGGGCAGCAATAACAGATGTCCCTGATGCACTTCCATTAGCTGTAACTGGAGCTTCCGTTGTTGGATGGCCATCAACGACAACCAGACGGCCTAACAAATCAGCCCATAGATGTGTATTATCTCCATCTTGTACGGCTGTTGGTTCGTTTGCATTTGCTCTCGCTCCCATGAATAATGGGTTGCCTGATACTGCTACATCGTGTGCAGCATTTCCTTGCACTTCTGCATTTAAGCTTGAAGCTGTTGCTTGTGTTACAACAAGAGAACCAACCTGACGAACTACAACACCATAATCTCCGGCTCCGGGTGCACCACTGGCGAGTGTCAAAGTCCTTGGTTGGGAAGTAGTATCATAACCAGCTATAGGAAGTCCGAAGAATGTTGATGTTACATCACGGACAAGGGGAATAGTTGTTCTATCTTCTGTCAACACTATTCTGACATTAACAGTTCCCGAAGTATATGGATTTGACCGGACTCTGACATGAGAAACCCCTGCCGAAGCCATTAAAAAGAATAATCCATTCCCTGTTGTTGTAAGATATGGATTATAAAAATCAGAACCATATATCGGGAAGACAAACCAGTTTGTGCCATCATTACTTACTTCGAAATTTACAGTGGCACTCCATGTTCCCGTTAATAATATTGATACTCCTCTTTTCCCTTCGACTACAGCAGAAACAGCAGCATCTAACGCCGCCATTGTTCCTGTAGTGACTGAATCCCGTACTCCCTCTCTTGGGTCTAAGAACACTGAACCATCGGTGATTCTGGCAGGTAGATAATCAGTCGCTACTGGGCTTGCTGGTGTTACATCGAAAACACCCGTACCAGATACAGAAACGGCAGATTGGTCAGATGCAATAACAACAGGCATCGATGCTGTCATTGTCTTTTGACCTAATGTTGTTGCCGTTCCACCATATTGATTTAAATTAAATGGTTCATTATCAGGAAAAGTAGTAATTGTCAAGGCGTTGGACACCGAGACTGTTTGAGTACCAGAAGGAATGTTACGAACAACAAACCCCGGAGCAGCCCCGCCCGGCGCAGATGTAGCAATTTCAACTGCTTCTGTAGAAAATGCAGCGGTTTTTCCTCCTACAACTGCAATTGGAGACACAGAAGTTGCAGATGCACTTTCTGAATATACGTATGGTTGAATAGTGGATTTATTGCTATTTAATAAAAATCTGACATCAATTTGACCACTAGTAAATATACTTGCTCTAACTCGAATATGAGATATTCCATTTAAATCATAAAATGTATATAAATTATTAAATGTGGTATTTAAAACTGGCAATGGTATGGAAACATCTTGTACATAAACAGACTTCCACGTTGAATTGTCATTAGAAACTTCAAAAACTGCCGTGGCTGACCAAGTACCACTTAAAAGTACAGACGCTCCTAACTTTCCTTCCGTTGTAGCGACTACAGTTCCATTAAGAGCCGTAATATTTCCCGTTACAATTGTATCTCTAGCCCCTTCTCTTGGGTCTAAAAATGCAGAACCGTCTGTTATTCGTGCTGGTAAATAGTCTGTTGCAACGGGAGATACTGGTGTTACATCAAATACTCCTGTCCCGGCATTGGCAGTAACTGTGCCAGATACTGGCTGCGTAACACCAGTACCATCGACTACTAATGCGCCAGCGGCTGTTACTAAAACAGAATCTGTTCCATCACTAATCCTTGTTATTACAGGATTTGCCGTGGTTCCCAGAAAATTAGTACCGTCTGTAACCCGAACTGGCAAATAATCATTTGCTAGTGGTGATGCAGGAGTAACGTCAAATACACCAGTTCCTGCGTTTGCCGTGATAGTACCGCTGACAGTCTGTGTGCCACTTGGGATATTTCTGACAACGATAGCACCTTCTGTACCAGCAGGTGCGGATGTCATAATCCGTGCTGTTCCTTCGCCTGTATCACCAAATGTAGTATAATCTCCTAATACAACAACTTCACGATGTACAGTTACAGCAGAAACTGTGCCATCATATGTCTGAAGCCGCTTGTCGATTGTGGCTGGTTCATCGAGTCCAATACTGTTATTCGCCATATTAGAACACCTTTAATAGAGTTAATATCATAGATAAATATACTGTTATCATCATCAATGATGCAGGGCCTTTAAAGAATCCCATTCCCCATTGCTGTGGAACTTCTGGTGGTGCTTCCCCTTGGTCCATCCAATATAATGAATGCGCCCATGCCAGAGGAATATTTATCACGCCTCCTTATAATACGTAATAAAACCACCAACTTGTGCGGTCCCAGATTGATTTAATATCAATGCTTGGTTTACTGCCGTTTCAATCCAATGTAAATCTGGTGTAGCAGGAGGGGGTTGAACCCATCCCATATTTGCACCAAAATTCATCAATCCTGAAAGACTTGTTGCTGCTCCAGATTTCCATCGTAAGTTTGTAGCCGTACCTGCAACCAATGAAAATCCAAGGACTTTTATTTTATTGGATACATCGGCTGCAACGATTGTATTATCACCAGTACCTGTAAAATCTATTATCGCTCGTAATATTGTTTTTGTCTGGTCTGCCAATCTTGCCTGTACTTGTAAATTCGCAGGGGTTGCTTGGTCAACGGTAATGCTGTTTCCACCGTCGTTCAACCGTGTTACATCAACATCCATTCCATTGGCAGAATCACCACGAGTGCGATCCCAAGTAGAACCATCAAATATAAAGGGAAAAGAATAATGTCGATAAGCATCCATTGTGTTGGATACATCATCGGCTAAATTCTGAGAGAATGTTGGCGAAGATATGAAACTAGTACCATCGCTTACGCGGACAGGGAGATAATCTGTAGCCACAGGAGAAGTGGGCGTGACATCGACTACACCTGATACTCTCGTGACATCGACATCAAGACCATTGGTAATATCCCCCCGTATTCTATCCCATGTAGTACCATTATAAACCATTGGGAATACTTCTTGTACTACTCTTCCACCAGTATCATTAATCCAAGAACCAATATTATTTGATTCTCCATCGCCTAATGTTATAGCACCTGTTTTCCCTCTAACTAACCCAACTTCTCTCGCTACCTCGTCTGTTAAATCTACAGTGAATGTTCCCGTTCCAGCATTCGCCGTAACTGTACCAGATATAGGTTGTGTAACGCCACTACCATCAACGGATAATCTTCCTGATGTCGTAGTTAAGAACGAAGTACCATCAGATATTCTAACAGCAACTGGAGTCCCTACAGGAGCATCTACAGTCAAAGAACCAGAATTGTCTGATACTGCAAATGGACCAGTTCCAGCATTAGCCGTTACCGTTCCTGATACTGTTTGTGTTCCTGATGGTATATTTCGTACAATTAAAGCATACTCAGTTCCAGCAGGAGCAGAATTAAGAACGCGGGCAATTTCAAGAGCAGATGCACCAGCAATTTGCATCCGTTCGCGTTCTACTGTATTAGCCCCAACTGCTAATTGTTCAGTATCTAATTTCTTACCAGTGGAATCCGTAGGTACTTGAACATAAGAGTCAGTCATTTATTTACCACCACTGCCAAAAGAATGGGTTTGCCGATACTGTAGTTCCTACGTTGATACTATTGAAACTTAAATCCCAGTTTCCTCCATTGGTTTTTGTTGTAACGATATACAAATCTCCACTATAATCCCTTAATGACACCGCAGGATGATTATGTGTAGTACCAGAATCAATTGTTGTTTCGGAACCAAAGGTTGTATTGTCATCAGCATTTGCAGAAGGAAGATAGATAACACCATTAGAACTTACAGTATATAGATTATAGAATTTATTTGTAGATATTCGTGCTATTGTACAAGCACTATAATTATTTCTTACCAATGTTCCAGCAGATGTCCATCCAGTGCCAATAGTAAATTTGGATGTTTCTATACGTGAATTAATAACATCAATAAATAGGAGCCACATTGCATTATCACCACCATTTTTTATGGCAGCGGCCCCCAATGAACCATCCATACGATTACTTGAATCATCAAAACTACCAGTATTCGAATATACAGTTCCATTCCAGTCTCTATAATTACCCACATTAACAGCACTCTGATTATAAAAGAAGGCTGTAAAAGCTCTAGTAGTTCCAGATGGGCATAAAGTAGGTACATGTCCTTGACTGTTTGTATTAGCGGTATCTAATGTCGTTTCTGCACCCCAAGCACCTATTTGTCCTTCTGTTGGAAATGCATTGGAAGAAGAACGTATCGCCGTTTGATAATTTGTCCCATCGAACTTCTGGTATCCAATGTGTAAATAACCATTATTATCTATAACCATAGATACATATTTACATCTGTCAGCGAGATTCTGAGTTGTCCCCCATGATATGGTCTGACTCGCATCAGCAATTGTCCCGCGTCTTACTTTTAATTGTTCTTCAGAAGCACCACCAGTCCGTGCAATCCAGCAAATATAAACAACTAATTGACTGTTCGCACCATCTTCAAAATAGGTTACTGAAAAGGATGGTTCTCTTATCTCTGTTCCTGAATCCACCGTCTGGTCTATAGTCCAATTTGACCCTCCATCAGAACTATAGGCATAGAAAATACCATATGTACCCGTTACTAATGTTCTATAAAAAACATAGATATTACCAAGGCCACGAGTATTTTTGAAAACACGTTCTCTCCCTTGAGTAGTTCCACTGGAGTTGTTTAATCCTGTTGTTGCCTTTATAATAGCGGAAACCATAGAACCACTATCTCACTTCAATTGTCATATGAAGAAATCTTGCTGTATCTGTCATTGTATCATTTGCATGGCCACCTAATCGTTGTAAACGAACATGAAGAAGATTACCAGCCGTAACAGACGCAGGTATTGACGCTGAACCGATAGTTAGACTGAATTCGTTGAGGTTTGCAGCACTTCCTGCTGTAGAATCGCCTGTAGTATTACCAGCAGCAGTTGGAGAAGCATCAACGGCATTACCTTCTGCAACACCGACTAAACCTACATCCCAGACAACTGAACCAGTCGTAGCTGTAGTTGCTTTCCAACGTATTTTGAATACAAGGTCGTTCAAAAACCAATTATGAGGCATTACAAAAGACCAGAAACAAGATGTTGTCGATGCATCTGCATAATCTAATACACCATAAGAAACATTAGTTCCATTTACTGTTGCTAATGTTGGAGCAGAAACAGAAGGTAATTTTGCCGAATCTGCTGTAAGAACAGTAGTTTTTGGTTCATTGAAAAATACGTCCTGTCGTCTGTCACTTAAATCTGTGCCAGTTATTGTAGTTGCATTAGCGCCAATCCAAACTTCCCAAAGAACCAAATCGCCAGATGATAATTCAGGTGGGTCTGGTGTAACCGTTTGTCGTCTTGACGAATCAGATGGTTCAGGAGCGGCAGCAGCGCCTAATCTTTTTGTAATAGTACCAGCAGAATTAATGACAATTAGCGATTTTCTTGGATTCGATTGAGGGTCGCCAGTATAATCAATATTTGTTGTCGAAGCGAATGAACGATAAACACCACCGACACGAGCTTTTCCAGAAGCAATTGTTACTGTTAAATCAGTTCCAGTGACAGATGCACCTAACCCTGATAAAACACCATTAGCAGCAGTATTTTTTAGATACTCCGTTATAGCGTCAAAATCTACAGGGAATATACCATATAGGTCTCCATAATCTGATGTCATAGTAATCCTTCTATCTCATTTATAATATCTAATATATATAATTGTTCTTTGGGAGTATTCTTATTACGGCCTATATGGTATTTCGATGCTATATGGAGGCGAGGTATAATAGAACCCATTTTCGTTTGAAAGTTAGTTATGACAGCAGTTTCTCTGTTCATAAATGGTGTGTCTCCATATTCTAAACAAATCATTTTAGACTGCTCTGAAATACCATAAAAAATTGGTATATTTGTTGCATCCATTACAATATTGGCATATGTTTCGTTAAAGGGAAGCCAAGCAAGACAACGTAAATCATTTCTATATTTATCGCCTATCATTACAGCATCTTTATACAATGTTTCCATGCCTGTTTTAGTATCAAATTGTAATATAATTTCAGCATTATCACGTTCTATGGCCCAATAATGTGTTAAGATTGGGAAACCCTTATTAATCAGAGAAATACTCTTTTCGATGGTGTTCATAATAATTATCACCATCGCATATTATACTATTCTCTTATTTAAATTGCATCATATTTCGTCATACAACCAAGTTAATGTCTCATTAGCTTGGTCGCCCTGAGTCGCATCTGTAGCAACTTTGACTTGTAAGACAATGGCCTTCGTATCCCCTGCAGATGAATATACAGATGAATCAATCGTCGCTGGTGAACCAGATGTGTCATTCTGGATATTAGTAGTCTTTGTCGTCTGAGCATTGAAATACGCATGACCGTTTGTTACATCTTCAATAGAATCGCCAGTTGTTCCTATTGTACCTGTGGCAAGATTATAACTAGCCTTCGGACACCCATCATCCCCAGAATCCCGATTTCCACGACGTAATTCACCATTAGTTCCTAATGTCCATCCAATCGTACCATCAGAATAATGTCTGAAATTAGACAATTGTGTGAATGTACCACCGAATTGCAGTGCGACATGGACCCAATAGGAATAATTAAAACTTGAAGATGGTATTGGAACCGGATTTGTAGTGTCTATTGCATCGGGCGTATCAGCAGTATGAAATCGAATATTCGGAGGCCCAAGAGAGTCTACATTTGTTTCTGTACCGGGTGCGGTATCTGCTCCACCTTTCCAAATTTCTACATTAACTGTAGCGACCATATAAATTCCTCTTTTATATTATGACTTTCCATATATAAGTCCTATGTGTTTTAATTCTTCGAACGTTCCAAGTTTTCTACTATCTTGAAACCCGGTCTTAATACTTCGTCCCATCGACTTTCCCATATTTCCTTAAAATCTTCTTGACCTTTTATCATTGATATTAAACTCTGATTTATATTATTTAATATTATATTATGTGTAGTAAAGTGATTATCTAATGTCAATCTCATATCATCTGCGAATTTCATAGAACGTTTCAAGGTCCAAACCAATGCCGCTATACTAGTTCCTATCAATCCAACCAAGGCTAATGTAAGGTCCAGACTTAGTTCTACCATTCAACCCACCATTTCACTCTTTGGATTTTAGATAGAACATGTAACCCATACCAGCAGCAGGACCGAGGAATTGAGCGACCATTTCAGCCATTTCCGTGCTCTTGAAATAAAACAACGATACTAATATTCCTGCTAACCAGCTAGTCACTAGCATAACAGCCAGAATGAATGGCTTGTCTGCTTCAGATACTGCTTCCGCTTCTCCTGTCATAGTATATCATGTATAAAATATATTAGTAAATATAAATATGTTCACCTATATTATTCTTATTTTACGATTAAATGTCCAGTTAATAATAACCAGATTATGATTATTAACCATTGTATACAGGCTATCATGTAACCCAATGACAAATAATGCCATTCAATTACCTTAAATGGATTATGTCTTGGGTGTAGGGCACGCCAATCTAACTTATCTTCTTCCGTTATTTCCCTTGTTGTTTCTTCCTCCTTTTTAGTACGTGATAACATAGTTCAGATATAATGGTTATCATAGGAAATAAAATATATGGATAGACATTCACGCCCCCTAGATAATTGATAGACCAGTGTTGGAATAACGTTTTCTCGGTAATTCCAATACCTATTGTATAAATATGTACAGTCTCCTCAAGTATGGCTAGGACAGGAATACGCCATATATAGGGCCAAGAGATGCACAAAAATGCTATTAGAATGGCAAATATTCCTAGCCATGTATTCTGAGGCCCACCTATTTCTTTTCGGGTCCAAGCGGCCTCTAATAAGCCCAGTGCTATAGCTACAATGATACTAGAAAGAAATATCCTATATTTATTCACAACAGAAGATTATAGAGTAATAAGATAAAAGATATTGCTAAGGTCATTCCTATTAATGCGCCATAAATAAAATATTTCCTTAATATCTTATATCTTACTATAAATATACAATTATTATTATCTGGGCAAAAATGAGTATGAGCATTAGGAAATTGTTGTCCGGGCTCTAGGTGCACTACGACTTTCTCATCCTTTAATATTAACGGCATATTATCCTTACATATATAACAAAACGTAGTATAAAAACATTATTGATTAGATTCAAGAAAAATATAAAAAGGGGCAGTCTTTGTTGCAGACTACCCATTAGTTGTTTCTACAGGTCTGTTATCTTACAGATTGCGTCTGACTTTCCAGCCACTGCACCGTACTGATAGAACACAGGCACAAGTCGCTCATAGACATTTCCTTCGAAACGCTGTTGGCGAGCAACATATGCAGGTTCCTCTACTGTTAAGTCTTCTGCAACGACAAGTTCCGCAATATCTGCTCCTTCTGCAATTAAAAGTGCCGTACCATCTGTGATACCATAAGATACAAGCATTCGACTTATGATACCAGATTGTGCTGAACCAGCCATATCCTCTCCATCACCGAACAATAACGATAGAGCAGTTGTCTGTTCGGCTGAAGTGAATTTCCGCAGATTCTTCAGTTCATTCGCATGGACGACAAGCGTAAATGGTCCAGAGAACTTATCCGCTTCCAGTAACGATGCAGCCCCTATAATGTCACTATAGATTACTGCTGCTGTTGCCGTGTCCCAAGCTGGTGAGGTTCCTGCGTCCAGTGTATTACCAGCGAAGTCCAATGCTCCACCATTCGGCAGATAATTCGCATCTCCATCGAATATTAGTTTATCCTCTTTCTCTGCAATTCTTCGTGTCATCTGCTCAAGAGATTGTGTTCTATATTGTCCTGAGAGATAATCTTCACGAGGAATCGTGAATCCATCTCCAATCTTTAATATGGCTAGTTTAAGACGCTCAGTATCGTATACATCGCGTGGGAAGTCTGCTCCCTTTCCAACGACAACCGCATCTTGGAATTCAGATTTAACCCGGTCGTAACCATATTCCTGTGTTGATGCAGGAACCTGTCGAAGACTCATAAACTGGCGTGCTACAAGTCTGTCACGAACTGCTGTCAGAATTCTCTCTCGGATTAACTGGAATTCCTCTTCTGTCAGAGTCGCATCATTTCTTAATTCCTCAAGTTTAAACATTTTTCATCACCCTAAGCCTGATTGAGTAATACAAGCGCCTTTGCGTTCGTTCCTCCGACAGTCAATGCTCGTGCGAAAACCTTACGCATTGATACCTCATTTGAGTCTGTTCCAATAACATATGTACGAACCTGTCCAGCCGCAGCAACGGTAGATGTCTCCAATAATGCTCCGACAGCGACAGCCGCATCGGTCTTAACGACACCGACACCAAAGACTAAGATAGGTACGACATCATTCGTGGCATAGGAATCCTTACGACCATCCCACAAGACAACACCCTTCAAGACCTCAGATGCTGTTCCAGCCGCTGCAAAACTAATGGAATCAGACGACACTGCAACCTGACCCGGTGTTAGTGCTCCACCTGCTTTCCCTGTTACAACATATGCTGGCCATGGTGCGACTTCATTCGTAGGAACCTTTAATTCCATGTTTACTCACCTTTCTTTGTTTGCTTTCTGCTTAAATCTCCGACAGTTAACGGTGCAAAATCAGATGGTAGAGATACATTGTGCTGTGAGTATTGTCCACCCCTGAAATCTTTCTTGCTTGTAAAGTGTGTCAGGAGTCTTTCCGCCATCTTCAGTCCATCTTCATCCATTTTCATGATATGTTCGACATCCCAGACTTTGTAAGCAATGTTCAAATTAACAACTTTATTTCTAAGGTCCCGGATTTCCTTATTCTTAGAATCAGTCTCTTTCTTTCGGGATTCCTCAACTACTTTTGTAAGGTCTGCAACTTGGACTCTTAGTGCGTCTCTTTCTGATTTAAGTGAATCAACCGCATCACTAAGAATCTTCATTGCATCCTCTTTCTGAGGTTCAGGAGCAGGTGTTTCTTTATTGTCTTCCGGCATATTTATCGTAGTATTAATATATTGTTTTATATTTAAAACCTTCTGGATAAGATTCTCATTATCCCTTATTTGTGTTGTAATCGTTTCTACCTTCCAATCGTCACCAGTTTTGTCATTGTATTGATATTTTTCATTAATTATTATATCCCCCTTTTCTTTGATTTTCTGACATACTGCCCAATGTTTATCAGATAATGATTTTGCATTAGACCGTACCTCGGATGGTAGATTTACATCCTCTCTAGCACCTGCTAATATCTGTCGAATCGCTCTTATAGCGCCACAGTGTATCTTACCATCGTTTGTTTTATATGGTAGTTTCCATGTGGATTTCTTCTCAGAATCACCTATATACATATATGCCGAAGATGGTAAATCTGTTTTATTCACTTGAGACCAAGGGGGACTGAATGTATACTGTATATCATTATAGACAATATAATCAATATCTGGTAATGCCCCGGTACATGTATTACATCCTAGCATATAATATAAGGCATCATAATCAAGGTCTATTTCCTGTATATCCGTATCTTCAAATCCCATTTCTTTCAATTCTTTTAATACTAGGTCTTTCTTTTCTGTTAATGAAATTGAAATAGAATTACCTTTATTTTCATCTATTGGTGGTATATCTTCTTCTTTCTTATGCATACATTCTATTGCAAGTTGCATATGTCTAGCCATTTCCTCTGGTGATTGAGCATCACGGGCTTCCCACATATGTTTTTGCATACATTCCATTACAGACGAGAAACCGGGTGCTGGCATCTCTTCTTTTCCATGTCCTGCGTTTGTTTCTTCTTCTTGCATATTCAGACCCAATCCACATCCATCCTTCTGACTACATGCTCCATGACCTTTAGGGAGAACTGCATAGTGATCATATATAATGTTTAATTCTACACCCTCATATTCTATTCCATTGAAAGAACCATTAGCTTGAAATTCATCTGTAAAAAATCCAACTGAGCCATCTATCTTTCTTTCACTCTGAATATCTTCAACAAGAAATTTGTTACGTGGAGTATCAAATATATTTACAAGTCCTTTGACAGTTTTATCAGATTCATCGAAACGTGCGTCAGAGATAAATCCCCGTATGAATTCTATATTGGAACGTGCAGAGACAAAATTATCAAATTGTCCCTTTGGATGTCCATCTGTGACAGGAATCATATTCGCTGTCCAGACGGTGGCCTTTAATTCCTCTGCATCTTTAAGGAAGCCATTTTGTACTCCTTCGCGTGTAAGGATGGCAGGAACTTGGAATACCGGACCCCACTGTGTATCCAGTTTTGTCATTCCTGTATCTAGTCTTTGTATTGAATTTTCAATATATTCGTCACGAGATTTCTTGGATAGGACACCATTGGCCATCCTAAAACATCTTGAGTCGTCATCAAAACGTTCCATACAGCTATTAAAAACATGAATCCATTGACGCTTATCTTTTTCAGAAGCTCCTACATTACGCCAAAATGCCTTGACTCTGGCAGGAACATCGTCTGGCGATGAATACGGCATGATATTCAATTAAATATATATAGATATATAAATTAGACTTTGGGGTATTCTAATATCCCCATGTTTTTCCTTTACTTTTTTTCTTTGGACTTTTCTTTTTCTTTTTCGCCATATAATAACTCCTGTGTCATTTCCTTTATGATTTCCTTCTGTATATTTTCTTCTGGTTCTTCTTCTGCTTCTGGTAATTTAGGTATTTGTGTCTCTTCCTTTTCTTCTTTATTTGATGGTAATATTATAAATGGCCCCCCGTTTTCTTCACTATCATCAGGGACAAATATACGTTTAATCCATCCATCATCAGTCAATTCAACAGCAAGACCAGCCATCAGATACTGATTGATTGCTTCTGCTTGCATACGATGCCCTAATGCAAGTCGAGATGTAACGAATGATGATTCTCTTTCATCCAGTTCCATCAATTCATTCCATTCGATATTTATAGTGCCACGAGATAGAATGCCTGCTTCCTGCAATCGATGATACAAATCCAATAACATGGGTTCTACATCATTCCGTTGGATTGCTGATATACTGGCATAATAATCTTTCAAAGCCCATTCAGCACCAGATTCCAATTCATGGAATAGAATAGGTTTAGGAACTCCTAGACCAGAAGCCATCATTGTAATATAGTATCCAAAATATGGTTCTGGATTTAGTTGTCCTTCTCCTCCGAACGTTTCAAATGAATGTCCTTCACCCTTAACTGCGAAAGTTGTAAGAGAATCAAAGTCCTTCCAATTATCCTGAATGTATTTCCAATATTCTGGTGTGGCATTGGATGGAACGACGATAACATACTTTCTAGCTGCGAACTGGAAAGCTGCTTCAGCGAAAGCCCAATCTAGATTCTTCTTGGCAGTCAACATATCGAATACAGGTTCGAATATAGACATCCCATATGGGTCTTGGCTTCCGGGAGCGAAGTTGGTCCATAATAAGAATCTTGTAGCTGGTATCAGCCTTTCTTCCACTGTAGTCGTTCCTAATGTGACATCACCGACATTATACTGGAATTTTATTTTAGCTCCAACCACCTTTCCATATGTTACACTAGTCTGCTTGGTCTGCGATGAGCGTCTATAATCAATGACTAATCCATTATTCTCCGTTATATTGAATCTAGATAATGGATATATATATTCTATATCTGTAATATTATCAGGGTCACTTTCTATTGACTTACCACTATCCTTCCAACCAAGTCCTATCAAAGAAAATCCAGATGTTGCTTTTAATTCCCATGCCTGTTTGAATGTTTCCTTGACAAATAATCTACTATTTAGTTTATCTACTTCTTGTTGTAACGATAGATTTGGTTGACCACTTGATGTAAATGAAGCCTTGATATTACACCACTTATCGAATATATCCCCACTCAATCTCTTCAAGGCACGATATGCTAATTCATCTCTCCGTATCTCTTTCAATAATGTGGTTAGATTGACTTCCTTCGCAAACAGGGACTTGACACCAGTTTCTATCGTATCTACAGGAGAACGATAGTAAAAGTGTGCATCTGTTTTTATTTGTTTTTTAGTGTTTTTCTTTCTCTTTTTAGGCATTTTAAGTCACCTTTATATGTTTTTATACCTATATATGTCTACTTGATATATATTCACTCTCGTCTTTCTTACGTAACCATCCGGGACGCCAACCAAAGAACTCATAATCTGTAGAACGTTTTATAATCTCAGACATGGCCATTTGAATAGCATCTAACAAGTCTTCATGGTCGCCACGGGGAAACATCTTGTATTCATCAATTATATCAGTCATATCATCCCTTAAATATACTCTCTTAGACTCAAAGTATGGACTCACTTCTAATAAACGTGTGTATTTATCCTTATCCTGCTTCTTTTCTATGATTGGCAATGTACTGACAGCCTTGAGATGTTGTGACAGGGCCTTTTGATATGCATTAGTCTCTATAACTACTACATCCGGTCTCCAACCGAAAGAAGATTGTAGGTCAAACCATGATTGGACCTTCCTTACCTGTGATGGAAAGTCAAGATGTTCTCTAATATAATCTAATACATAAAACTTATTATCATCAGTCAAACCAAGAAAGACACCAGCGAAATAATCTCCTCCCTCGATATCTTTTTCACTGATAGCAAGGTCAAAGGCCATCACCTTTAATTTGAATATCAATTTATCTAAGTCTGATATATGTTCATAATACTGAAGCCATTCATCATCCAGTAATAACCCTTCTAATCCCGTAGGGTCGTTCTGATACTCTGAGTTGAATAACTGTGAACCCATGGATATTTTACGAGTCAGAAGTTCTTGTATAGTAAATTTCTCTGGTAATAATATCTTACAATCTCCTATGATTTTAATATCTTTTAGTTTACCTTCATCATTATATATTATCTCATGTCTTGGTTCCTGTATAATAGATTTATAACCACAGCGTCTATGATCGCCTGCTATGTTATATTGACACTCTAGATGTTTCCATACATCATTGTTCAGGAGATATTGATACATATCCTTATAATGTTTCCGTGTGCCTACAACGAATAGACGACCATTAGGTTCCAATAAAGGTTCTAATGTTCCTTTGAACCATGTCATAACACTTTGTCTCTTTCTTTCTGTTCTTGTATTTTCATCATCCAGAAGGTCATCACATACAATAAGGTCAAAGTGTGCTCCTGTAATTCCACCTAATACTCCCACAGCCTCTACAGATGGGTCCTTCAATGATACAGTAGGATTGCGTTTCAGATATATCTTAGAATCCTGCCATGGATTGTCCTTGAGGTCCCCGAAGTCCTTCTTAATTTTTTCATTTTTTTCGAAGTCTTGTTTGATGACTGAGAGGAATTTAGTCGCTTGGTCTTTAGATTTGGCAGAAATTAATATGCGTATATCCCTGTTGTTCAAATAAGACCATAATGGTAGTGTGTGTGTGAATACTTCCGACTTTCCATGGTCTCTTGGAGCTATAACAACGACACGCCGTAAATCTGTATTCTGTACTGTTTTATATAATTCATTATGTAATGTCCACATTGTATGTCCTAGATAGTATGTAGCCACATTCCTTGGGTCTGCTATCTTACTTTTTAAT